CATTTGACTTTGAAGATGATAGTCATTCACGGTTTTTCAATGCACTTCGTTCACCTAAGCCATATCAGGCAAAGCACCTGACTTGGTATAATACACCGGATAGTATCACAGAGGAAGAAAAATATTATATGAAACATATCGGTAACGATGGTTTTTGGACACGACACTTTATAGAAACATGGAAGCAGCAATAGTTATTATTTCATACAACGCACCTGAGTTAATTTTGCATCAAATTAAGTGCATCCGTAAATTCTGTAAAGATAAGCATTCGATTATCATAGTTGATAATTCAACAATACCGGAGGCAATCGAGGCGATAAAATTCTATTGTAATTCAGAAGGAGTTGAGCGTATTAAGACAAACGCATCATCAAAGAACGGATCTGATAGTCATTCATTTGCAGCGAATCTAAGTTACATCATGCTAAAAGACAGGTTTAATTTGTTTTTCTATTTAGATCATGACTGCTTTCCGGTTCGAGATTTTTCAATTGCTGATTTGCTTTCAGATAAACCGTTTGCAGGATTAGGGCAAGCGAAGTCAAAAACATATATCTGGCCTGGTTGTTTACTATTCGATTCGACAAGGATTGACAAAGATTTGATTGATTTCAGCCCTTCGCATAGTTTGGGACTTGATACAGGCGGTGGTATGCACAAAGCTATATCTATTTATGGGGCTACGTATTTCAATGAATCCTACGAGCAGAATCCAGGCTTCCCGAATCCGCCTTATAATTTCTATTCTATGATTAATGACGGAATGTTTATGCACTTTGTGAATGCTTCTGGATGGAACCCGATTGAAGGTAACAGCGAACGGATAAATTCATTGATTAATATTTTGCGTGAAAAGGCGGAGATATGAAACGGTGTGCAGTAATATTCTTTCATTCAAATATAGATTCAATCTATAAAAAAAGATGGATTGATAAGTGCATTGATTCAATTTTAAATCAGACGTATCAAGACTTTGACGTTTTCGAGATTGATTATTCAGGAAACGGAATCCAACGAATTAACGGCTCAAAGTTCTTTAGCGTAGAAATGCAGAATCATATTTTCGCAATGAATTTTATAATTTCAGAGGCTTTTGATGCAGGGCATGAAATAGTATTCAATACCAACTTTGACGACTTCTATGCTCCTGATAGATTCGCAAAACAGTTAGAACGGATTGAATTGGGCTTTCAAATTGTTAGTTCAAATTTCTTTTATGTTACTGAAATTGGAAATAATGATATTTGTACGCGTGATATGAATATGTTCAAGTACGGTGATATTCGGTATAATCTCATTAAGAATCATAATGTTATTGCTCATCCATGCGTAGCTATGCACAGGGATATATGGGATGCAGGATTCAGGTATAATGAAAGTGAGATAGGGTTCGAAGATTTGAGCCTATGGAAAAAAGTCATTCAAAAGTTTAAGTTTTCAATTATGCAGGATTATTTATTATATTACAGAATACATAATAATCAAATTACTAAGCATCACAAAGTATGAAAATAGTTTTATTGGTAGTTGCGACAAATAAATATGTCAAGTATTTGCCCGGGTTAATTCAGTCTGCAAATCAGTACTTTCTAAATGATTGCGATGTTGATGTTGCTGTATTTTCTGATCAGGAAATTAATCGGAATGGATTTTACGAGATTGAGCATAGAAAATGGCCCCATGCAACATTAAACCGCTATCACTTTTTCAAACAATACGAATCCGAATTACAAGGATATGATTATCTATTCTACATTGACGTAGACACTTTATTCACGGCTCCGGTTACAAGTGAAATCCTATCAGACAGAACAGCGGTTCAGCATTGCGGTTTTGTGAATGCTCGAGGTAGTTATGAAACAAATCCTAAATCAACTTCATACGTTGCCAAAAATGAAGGCACTCATTATTTTGGCGGTGGTTTCTGGGGATTTTCAAATACAGAGTTTTGGAAGTTTATCGACAAAGCAGTTGCTATGATTGATACGGATAAGGCTAATGGCATTATTCCGGTTCACAATGATGAATCAGTTTTAAATCGTTATCTGATAGACAATCCGCCTACTTTGATACTTTCACCTTCATATCATTATCCACAAAGCGAATTGCCGTATTATAAGAAAATCTGGAAACGTGATTATGAATGTAAGATATTATTGCTTGATAAAAATCATGAGGAGGTAAGGAAATAATGGCTATAATCACTCAGCAAAAAATAGGTAACGGCGGAAGACTTGGGAACGTTCTCTTCACTTATGCCTCATTGATTGGAATTGCTGGCGATAAACATACTTTGCGATTGCCTAAATGGGAACATTCAAAATACTTTGTTGGTGAATATCCAGAATCAGAGCCTATAAACGCTCCGGTAATTAAAGAGTCAGGATTTCATTACTCACCAATTTATATACCAAATACGGGCGGAATATCAATCTCGGGTTACTTACAATCCGCTAAATACTGGCAAGGTCACGAAGATAAAGTACGTAAAGCATTAACGTTTAAACCTGAATTTATCGAACAGGTTAAGCAAGGGTATAACTTTCAAAACTCAATTGCTATCCATGTAAGGCGTGGTGATTATGTAGGTCATTCTGAATATCATAACCTATCGCCATTATACTACATCCAGGCATTATATGAGCATTTTCCTAATTGGAAAGAATCAAACCTAATATTTTTCTCTGATGATATTGAATATTGCCGTGTGCATTTTGGATGCTTGCCGAATGCTCAATTTAGTATCGGTTCTGAAATAGAGGACTTGGCACGGATGACTTTATGCGATAACTTTATAATTGCAAATAGTTCATTCAGTTGGTGGAGTGCGTATCTTGCAAATCGTGGTAAAGTAATAAGACCGATAAAACATTTTGCCGGGACTTTAGAACGTACTCACAATATCAAAGACCTATACTCTGCTGAATGGCTCCCGTTTCAGGAAAGTAAAATCAATCTTAAGGATGTAACATTTACTATTCCTGTATTTTACGATCATCCAGACCGGAGGCAGAACCTTGATTTATCAATTTGCTTTTTACAGCATTATTTCGACACGAATATTGTAGTAATGGAAAACAAGCACAAGCATTTCGAATATATCAGTAAATATGCAGAATACAGGCATTGCGATTATCCGGCTTTCCATCGTACTAAAATGCTAAATGATATGGCAAAGGAGTGCCAGACTGATATTGTCGTGAATTGGGATGCAGATATAATAATATCACCTATGCAGATATTACAGGCAGTTGAGGCTGTCCGTGATGGTCAAGATTTAGTTTATCCTTACGATGGTACTTTTGCCCGTATGCCTCGTATATGGTTTGCTCAATTGCAAAAGTCTTTAGATATTGGCATAGTAAGGAATACTAACTTTAGGGGAATATCGAATAAGAAACGTGATTCATTTGGCGGTGCTGTAATTTGGAATAGAAAATCATTCCTAAGTATCGGAGGCGAAAATGAGCGTTTTATAAGTTTCGGGGCTGAGGATATTGAACGTTATGTACGTGCAACAAAATTAGGATTGAAAGTTTCACGGGTAAACGGTATCTTGTATCATATAGATCATTTCATTGGAGTGAACAGTTCGACACGGAATCCATACTTTAGGATTAACCGTGCAGAGTATGAAAAGGTGAATCGAATGAGTAAAGAGGAATTGGAAAATTATATAAAGACATGGGGATGAAGATTATAACAAAAGATATACCTATTTACTTTGGATATTTAAGAATTGTAATAACTAAAGATTTTGATAAGGCTTGTAAAAAGTTGAAAGTTAAAACTAATGGGTTAGATGTAAAAAACTATGGCGCATTAGTATTAGAGACAGATTTTACAAAAAATGGATGTTTCAGATATACTATCATGTTACCACGAAATGCAAGTCCACAATTAATATCGCATGAATCTGTTCATTTGGTAAATAACATATTCTTGAATTGCAATATTCAACTTGACAGGCATAATGATGAGCCTCAGGCATATCTTACAGGTTGGTTTGTATCTGAGATTAACAAAGCGTTGAAAAAATCAAAATAATTTTGTTATTATAATTTTTTATATATTTGTTTCAACTTCGCAATGGGATAGGCGATAACACACATTAAACTCAAAACTATGTCAATGTTATTCAACTGCCCTATCCCTGCAACAATCAGCGGAATTGCGGCCACAACTTGCCCTATTAAATGGGATCAAATTCAAAAACTCGCTTTTGGTCGTAAAGACAGTACACGTTTTCCGAATGAGGAAGCATTTCTGTTTGAGGCTCATTGGCAAGGATTGCTAACTGCTGCTGATGACACTAAAATTGTCACTACGCCTTACATTGCAGGATTCGACATCCCGGCATCTGAGCCAGTCGCTCAGGGAGGTAATGACAATACAACCCTGAACGGAGTACGTGAAATCATGGGCGGTCAGTTTGTAACTGTTCCTTTCATGCTGAAAAACGTTTCTGCTCAAACAGCGAATGAATTACGTTTACTTGCAAGTGAAACGATGGTGCAGCCGGGAGTATCAAACTTACAGGCTTATTTCTTTGCAACAAACAACAACGTAATTTATGATGAAGGCGCATCCGGTGCAAACTTTGATGGATTCACAATTTATAATTTGTTTGTTCCTGACATTGCCTCTGCCGGCTTGAACACTAACACAATGTACAATGTTACATTTGACTTAGCTTTCGGATGGTCTCAATATTGGGCTATTCAACAAATGCCTTGGAATCCTCGTGACCTTGAAAATCCTGCCTCTTAAGTTTAAGTAAAGCGTTTTTTCACTTACTTAAATTAAGACAATGGCATTATCAAACAAAGAGGTTAAGGATTTAATCAGGCATCCGTATTCGGCTGGAAATTTAGCACGTGCGAGATATCAGGAAAGCAGGCTTAAGTTTCATTCTCAAATCGTAGAGAATAAGGCTTATGCAAGCCCATACTATTCTGAGTATCTTGTGTGGGTTTCAAATATCCTGACAGCAAAGGACAAAAGGGGGCAGTTTGAAAACCTGCTCACTTTTCCTGTTCCTACGAATGACGTAATTGATACGATTGCGGATGAATATGCCAAAGTATTTAATTCACAAAACTCTTATATCGGTGTAGAGTTTTCAGACCCTACCGCAAAAACACAGTACTATCAGTACATGGAGGATTGCAACGATAAAGAGTTCTGGACAAAGACCGTTTTCAATGCCATGTTTGGAGCCATTAACTCGATAATGGTAGTTGATTTAGAAGTTGAGCAAGACGAGGAAGTCCCAGAGCCATATTATTATCTGCTTGATATAAACCGTGTAATTGATGTTAAAGTTAATCACGAAGGTGAAATTGAGTATTTAATTTTCAGCGAAGGACATGACAAAATTGTTGTATTGGATGAATATTCATATCGGGTATTCTATAAGCGTGGTGATAACTTTACTTTAAAGTTTAACAATCCGCATACTTTAGGTTATACTCCTGCCCGTTTCATGTGGTCTGATAATCTATCGCAGGAAAATCAGATAATTAAGCAAAGCCCTATTTCATCTTTACTTTCCCGTTTAGATTGGTTTCTATTCCTGTCAATCTCAAAAGAGTGTTTAGATATTTATGCCTCTTTCCCGATTTACTGGCACTTTGAAAATAAGTGCGAAATTCCTAAATGTAACGGGGGTTTTATCCCTTACATTATGGCTGATGGGGTTAGTCAGGGTTTGCAGCGTTGCCCGGCTTGTGAGAAAAACTCATTAGTCGGGGCTGGTTCTGTTTTGGCTGTTCCGCCCCCACGTTCATCTGATAGTCCAGACTTAAGGAATCCGGTAGGGGTAGTACCTGCTGAAACAGAATCATTAAAGTATAATGTTGATGAAGTTGAGCGTATCGAGGCTAAAATAGTTGAGATTGCAACGGGCAAGTTATCTGAAAAGTATCGCACAACAGGCGCAATAAACGAAGATCAGGTACATTCAAACTACGAAAGCCAGACTAATATTTTGCGTTACATTGCTCAGAACTTTGAATCTGCTCATGCTTGGGTAATTGAAACAACTGCAAAGTTAATGTTTGGTGATAAGTACCTTAATTGTATAGTAAATTACGGGACTGAGTTCTATCTGCAAACTCAAAATGATGTTGTTAAGGAATATACTGAATCGAATGATGCAGGACTTCCGATGTATATTTTACAGGCAAAGCGGAATCAGATTGATGAACTTCAAAGCAAGAACAACCCAAAGGAACGGGAGCGATTACTAATCTTAAGACAGTTAGAACCGTTTCAGGATTCGAGCCTTGATTCATTGCTTACTTTAGGAGTGCCTGAAAAATATCCTTTAGAATTTGCAATTAAGATAAATTTTACTACGTTTGTAAACAGATTTGAGCGTGAACACGGCAATATTGTTGAATGGGGTTCTGCTTTAAACTTTAATACAAAGATTGAAAGGATAAATTCAGTATTTAAAACTTATGGCAAAGAGGCAATCAATAACACCGGAGTTGAATGAAAACGGAATGGTTTTCGGAGAGAATGACAAAGATAAATTACACCCGTTTAAACCTGAATGGTTGCAGAGAGTGGTAGTAAGACAGTCAAATGTTGAACGGATGTCGAGCGGTACAATGGTTGAAGATCCATCAAGTGTACGGGTTAAGCCTTACGAAGCCGAAGTATTTACTCAACTTGTAAAGACTGGCGGTTTCGGAGATTTGAAAGTAATAATTTTACACGATCCGAGATAATTCGGCTCGTAAACATAGCAAAGTGATATGCCATTAAACGATGAAGTTAAAGCCGTACTTGGGGACAAGTTTACGCAAGATGCTCTGGTAGAAATGTTGACTCCAGATTTTCAAACAAAGTTAGCAGAAACGCACGTAATACGGACAAAGGATGAAGATGAAAGCTACGTTTCATCACGTGCCAAAGAATTAAAGGATGCAGAGATCGGGTCATACGTTAATCAGCTTCATCAAAAATATGAAGATGATATTTTTGAACTGACCGGATTACGCAAAAAACCAACTGAAAAGGCGCACGAATTTAATAAGCGTATTGTCAGGGAGTTGAAAATTAAGGCTGATGGAGCCGGAGGTGATGAGAGTTTAAAGGCTCAGATTCAAACATTAACGGAAACATTGACCCAAAAGGAACAGGAACACGAAAGCGCGATCACTACTTTAAAGGATAGCGCATTCAAAAAACAGTTAAAATCTGTAATTGGTTCTGAGTTTAACAAGGTAACAATAGCTGTTCCGGCACACTTGAAAACAGATGCCGAAAAACAGACTTATATAAATAAACAAAAAAGCCTGCTTGAGGCGGACTTTTTAGCTACTTACACCCCAAAAGAGGATAACGAGGGGAATATAGTATATTATCAGGGAGATAAACTGATGAACAGCACTCAAGACGGTAAGCCGTTAAGTGCAGAGCAGATTATCTCGGCAAATTATTCAGCTTACTTCGATGTAACTGTAAACAGGCAAGGTGGTGCAGGCTCAGGACAAAGTGGTAGTTCTGGCGGAACATTTAGCACAACCGAAGACGTTTACAAACATTTGGAGAGCAAAGGTTTAGTTCGACTGTCAGGCGAATTTAACAAAGAAGCTGCAAGGCTGATTAAGGAGCATGGTATTATAAAGTAAAACGGTAGTCAAGTTTCAAAACAGACTAATCTTTCGGCAAAGTGATAAAGCTGATACAACTAACAAAGGTATTAACATTTAAAAATTATCACTATGGCAGCCCTTACGGATACCGAATTACAAGATGCCGTTGTCTCCGTTGGTAACAAAGCCTTCAATAAATACGAAGGTCGTTTATCCAATTACGGAGCATTGCAGGCATTTATGGATGGGTCAAACCTACTCCTCCCACAGTCCCAAATCGAGGGGATGAAAAAATCAGATGTACAGGTTACAAAAATACCTGTTCTGAACAAGTTTAACTCTACAATCCTGACAGCACGTGCCTGTACCATTACTGGCCCGACACGTACATCGTCTTTTAAAGCATTGTCATACGTGACTAAAGGCTTTGAGATTGCTGTATCTGATGCGATTAATGCAGGTAACTACATTTCACGCTCTGAGGACTTTGCAATGCAAATGTTACAGGGATTGAAAGCGGTTTACAACTCATTGGATATTGCAGCGATTGCATCTTTGGAAACAAACCGTAATACTACCCTTGTAGAAAGTGTATTGGAAACAATCACAGATGCAACTGGAGATTACGAGGAAAACGATCTAAATGATTTGTACTATGACATTCCAACTTTGATGAAGTTGAATGACTTAGGTCTTGATGGTGGCAAACTTGCTAACATCATGAATACTGAAAGTGTGAAAACCATGCTTAAGTACGAATCTCAGGGTCAAAATAATGCGATTAACCTTGCAGGAATCCTGAACGGTACAATCGAGAGTGCTGGTAACTATCAGCATTATCAAACCAATAACATCACACTTGGCGCAAATCGTGAAGTTCATTACGTGGCTCCGGTTGAGGCTTTGGGGCTGTTCACTTGGCAGCCGTTTGATTACCGTAACAAAGGTATTTCAGGCGATGGTAAGAAATATTACACTTTAACCGACCCTATCTTGGGCATCGAATGGGGTGTAATTGAGCAAACCTTGTGTGCTGACTTATCGGCTCAATCAACAGGAATGACCGCAGCTTTGCAGACTAAATACAGCTTCACAGCTGACTTTAGTTTCATGACTGCATACAGTTCTGATGCTGATACCCCTATTGTTAAGTTCATCGCTCCAAAGGTTCCGATTTCATCTTAAGCAATTGAAAACCAAAATAAAAAAGCTACTCATATCGGGTAGCTTTTTTTGTATAATAGTTTTTTGTTATATTTGATAAAACAATAAGCCATGCCACTTAAAAAAGGTTACAGCAAAAAAACGATTTCAGCGAATATTAAGACTGAAATGAAGCACGGTAAGCCTCAAAAACAAGCCGTAGCAATCGCATTATCAAAAGCAGGTAAGTCAAACAAAAAGAAATGATAAACACAACAGCATTTCAAACTTGCATGGATGGATATGTAGGTTTTCGTGGTAGTTTAGATACTACTATGCCGACACTTGAAAGTGATTTACTTGCCTCATCAAGTGGATTGTATGTGAACGATCAGCACGCTTTAATCACAGTTGAAAATATCTATAATTGTATTGTCAATACTGGATTGATTACATTGCCTACTGCATGGAGTAATTCAACTAATTACACGACTGGGCAACAGGTAACTGTTTCAGGTATTGTTTACAAGGCTTTGGCGAATAATACAAACGTAGCAGTCACAGTTACGGCGACATGGGAGCGATTAGGCAATCCGATTTCTATATATCTTACCGAGAAACTAAAACAGGCTCAGGCTAATTTAGCACAAAAAGTATTCCAGCAAAAGAACCTGAATCAATCAGCTAAATCTATTTTGCCTGATGTGATGCTTTATGATAACAATGCGAATATCCGTAAAACAATACCAACTCAAAACAGATTTGTCGGGTTTAAACTAACATTGACAGAGGGAGATTTAGGGGCTATTATTCGTAAACTTGGGATGATGTTTAATTCTGCTCAAACGGATTTGAATATTTATCTGTATAATTCATCAATTCAGGATGCTGTAAAAATCTGGACTGTAACAACTACTAAGCAATTCACTTTTGAATGGATTACTTTGGCAGAACAGACAATGAGTTTTTTATCTGATACGACTAATGCAGCAAGTGAGTTTTATATAGGGTATTACGAAGAAGATTTAGCGGGGTCAATGGCTATCAATAATGAGTATTCATTCCTGAAAAACTTTTGCGGACCATGCAATCCATTAAATGCAAATTTGCGTAACAAGTGGAGTAAGTATTTAAGAGTTGAACCGTTTTATGTTACATCAACTAATTTGCCTGGAGATCGTACAATGTGGAACAGCGACTTTACAGAGATTACTGATAATATCAATTTCGGTCTGAATCTGTTAGTATCTGTTTTCTGTGATGTTACGGATTATTTTTGCAGGAACAAAGCAGGATTAGGAAATGCAATTGCTTTACAATGTGCCGTATCAATCATTGAAGACATGGCGTTTTCGGCAAGGGATAATCAGCAATCTCAAAAACTTGCTAATATGGCAACATTCGCATTAGGCAATCAGCAAAATAACACCCCGGGCTTAATGGATAAATTAAATCAGGCTATAATGCAAGTTGATTTTAATTATTCTGGTACTAATTCGGATTGCTTGCCATGCAGCGATCTTTATAATAATAGTGTCAAAATGAAAACCGTTTACTAAAATGAAATTCGAGGCGGTTAGAGATTTGCGTGATAGAATAAAATCTATTAATTTAAATGGGATTGCTGAACGTGCATTACAGGTTAATCAGGGTGAAATAAGTGACTTGAATAGAGATCAATTACAGGAAGGAATTACATCTACAGGAGGTTTTTTACCTGATTATTCAAAAGCATCTGTTCAAATGTTTGGCAAAGATCCGGGGCCAATTAAGTTAAAAGAAACAGGAGATTACTATGAAGGAATTATTCCTATGTTTTCTGACACTTCATTTGATTTAATGGGAACAGATATTAAAACCGATATGCTTGAAAAAAGATACGGCAGATACGGAAATCCAGTTGGATTGACAGAGGAAAGCATTTCAGATTTAGGACAAATTATATTGCCGGATGTTCAAAGAGAGCTAAGATTGAAACTATGACTTACATAAACCCACAAGCAACTGCAATACCTACTATCGGATTGGATGGCACAATTACAAGCCTTCAAACCGATTTGTCTGCTTTGACTTGGCTTTCTAAATGCTTTCACAGAGCGTACAGACATAGCGAGCAATCGCAATCGACTAATAACAGGACAAATGTAGTACCTAAGACTTGGGAAGCTGGTAACGAATGGATAAATGTACTGCCTAATGATAATCTGCCAGCACAAGCGTTCTTTTACCCTATCAGTGATGAAGATGTGACCGAATTTGATAATCAGTTTGACCCATTAATGGAGGCTGATATATGTCTGATAGTTTGGGTAAACACTACGCAATTGGTAAATCATACAACTGGCCCATCATTAGCTTATGAGAAAGCCGATGTGATTAATGTTTTAAAAGCATCTGATTTGGTACTGAGCATTGATAGCATAGTTGATAGGTCAGCAGCAGAGATATTCGACCCGTTTACAGTAGATGATGTAAGGAATCATTTTACTATGTTGCCATTTGCAGGTTTTAGGGTTAATTTTAAAGTTAAATTTGATTATATAGAATGCTCGACTATATCATCTTAATCGCTTTGGTAGCTTACACGGTAAAATTTGCCATTCAGCAAAATATCAGATTCAAGTTTTGTGATTTCTGCTTTGGGTTCTGGATATGTGTTTGCTTGACTATTGGATTCGGGTACTTTTTCGGATTTGAGCGTGAATTAATAATATACCCTTTTGCATCCGCTCCGATTGTGGCTTTGGTAAATAGATTTTTGATATGATTACCAGAACAACCCCATCGGGCATAGTATTACAGCTTTACGCCTCGACAAAAGAAATGCCTATAAAACTGCATAACCTTTCACAGCGATATTTATTGCTTGATATGGGTATTGGGTCTGATATGGGCGCAATTGATGACCATTTCAAAAGTCTTGATGCTTTTATCCATGCAAATAAAATGCAGGAGGCTATTCAGGAAAGAGAGAATCAGAGATTCGCTTTTTACACGATGTTAGAACAGGTAAACTATAAGTCATTAACTTTTGCCTGTCATATATTTAGTATCAATGGTGAGCCTGTAATTGACCGTAGCGAGGAAGCTATGGCCGAAATGGTTAATGAACTGGATATTTCAATGCTTGATATTGAGGAGATTTTATCTGAAGTAAAAAAAAAACTTCAGTATGAACTGACTATGTACTTCCCGGCATGGTTTCAGGAATCAGACCTTAACTATCTCGATAAATTAAAGAAATACACAAGAGCAAGAATCAACTATGAATTAACGCACGATCAAAGATATTTAGATGAGATACTCAGGTATGCAGATTTTTTCTTAGAGGTAAATAAGCCTAAGAATTTCAATCCGTTTGATACCAATAACGATTTGATTATTCAGGAACAGGAGTTTGAGGCAATGTGTGCCGCTTTAGAGGAAAATGGGGTTAATGATGCAAAAGAAATGACTGTATTCGAGTTCTATTCGAGAGTAAAATATTTTGAAAAGAAAGCGAAAAATAAATAGTAAATTTGAATATGGCAAACATCAACTCACAAAACTATCTCCGCTTTGATGATGGATTAGGCGCAAGTACTACCGATTTGCCACAAGCCTATATCCGTGAGCGTTGCCAATATCCATTCATGCCGATCATTGTACCGGGCGAAAATATCGCTTTTTACATTAATACTGAATTGGGGTATGATTACGGAATTGCACCAACTTTGCAGATTATAAAAGGCAGTACAGTTGTTTGGTCAGGTTCGCCACTTCAAAAGGATGTTTTAGATGTTGATCATTATTGCCTCTACGCTGATTTCGCAATCCCTACTTTAGCTGATGGGATTTATCAATTTCAAATCCTAAACGATGCAAGCGAAGTAGTTTTAACATCAAACAAACTTTACTGCATGAACTCTGATTATGAAAATGTATCTTCATACGTAGAGTTTACTAATGACATTAATCTGTACTATGTACGTTATGCTGAATTAAATAATTTTTATCAGAAATTCAGGCTAAGGATTACCGATTTAGAGGGGCCAAAATTTGAGGCTAACAATGAAAGCTACCGTTCTGTTACATCAGGGAGGTACCGTGATTTACTGGCAAACCTTCAAAAGTTCTACACGTTTGATTGCTATTACTTTGATAAAGATGCTTTGGATGCTACGGCTGTATTTTTAGATCATAGAACACGAATCATTAACGGCAAAGAGTACGCATTTAAAGAGGGCTTATCCAATGACCCAATTACTACGGTAAGCGTAGTTAAGGCTCAATTTCAAATGTACGATCAGGACTTTAGCACGATTAACAAGTGCGTAGCTGTTGCCTCATCTTGATAGATTTCTGCATATTCGTTTTAGTTTGGTATCTGATTCCAAAACGTAGGGTTAAGACCTATTCCCAAAAACTTACACCTAATCAGGAAAACAGAATCCGTGAAATAGTCGAACAAACCTTGCAGAAATACCCATATTCAAAAGTGGGCGATGACTTTCCAGAGATACGATATAAAGTACTTTCCGAGATGTATTCGCATGGTGAAATTTCAAAAGAAAAACTCCAATATGAAATTGATAAAATAATTTAATTATATTTGTTTGAACTGAAAAGGGATAAATCGGTTAATAACTTATTGCAATGGCAAAAGGAAACGGCCCTATTCAGTATAATGAACTATTTAACAATGACGTTAATCAAAAATTAGCGGAGTTAGGTAGCTTAGTTAATTCCATTGATGCAGACTTTCAGGGTCTTGCAACCACAATCAAAGGAATGTCAGGGCGTATTAACGTCTCCATAAAATCCAATAATACAGCTTTACGAGATTTAGATGCAGCGGTTTCAAAAGTTGATGTTTCTGCACGTGGCGCATCTGATACCATGTCTGATTATGGCAAAGAATTGGATGCAACTTCAAAGCAAACCAATAACTTAAAAACTCAACAATCTGCTTTAGATCAAATATTTGATATTTCCTCTGCTTCGGTTACTGAATTAAATGCACGGATTAAGACTTTAACGGCTGAATATAACTCTTTAGGCAGGGCAACAGATGCCGATAAGACAAAGTTAAATGCTTTATCAAGCGAGGTTCGTAAACTAAAGGATGAACAAACCAATCTATCAAGCGCATTGAGTAAGACACGGGTAGCGTTACAATCTGCTGAGGGTTCATACACTTCAATGTCTAACAGGCTTAACCAGCTTAGAAAAGACCTGAAAGAAATACCGGGCGCATTCGATGCTCAAACTGGCGCAATCAATAAAGCAAACCCGGTAGTTAAAAAGTACATAGCGGAAATTAATCAACTTGATTCAACACTTAAAAAAGTTGATGCAACGTTAGGTCAACATCAAAGGAAAGTAGGTAATTATTCAGGTGCTTTGGCTGGCGCAGGCTCACAATTAGCATCTTTAGCGGCCGGGTATTTGTCAGTACAGGCGGCTATGCAAGTCGCAGGCAGGGCTTTTGATTCTGCTTTACAGACTGATGCAATACGTACAGTTTTAGAATTTACTTTCAAATCTGCTGATATTGCTAATCAAAAGCTGATTATGCTACGTGAAACGGCTGATCGCTTAGGTGTTGGATATATCGCTTTGGCAAATTCTTATAAATCATTTACGGCTGCTGCAATAGCATCTAACTTCCCATTAGATCAAGCTGAAAAGATATTCAATGCAGTTTCAAATGCAGGTGCAAAAATGAAATTAACCTCAGATCAAATGTCAGGGGCTTTACTTGCCTTGCAACAAATGATTTCAAAGGGTAATGTTCAGGCAGAGGAATTGAGGGGGCAATTAGGGGAACGCTTGCCGGGTGCTTTTGCAATTGCTGCCCGTGCAATGGGGGTAACTGAATCAAAGTTAAATGACATGCTTAAAAATGGTGATGTTCTTGCAAAAGATTTATTGCCACGATTAGCAAATGAACTTGATAAAACATTCGGAAATGATAAGACTGAAAAAATAGATAGTTTACAGTCGTCTTGGGAGCGGTTAAAGAATACGTTTGATTTGGCAGTTGAAACGAGCAACGTTCAAAAATTCTTTAAAGCGATTATTGATGGCACAACTAATTGGATTGACTTATTAAAAAATGTTGTTAATTCATCATCATGGAAAGAGTTCTTTATTAACCTAAACGATTATGCAACATTTGGGCTGTTTAAGGCAAAGCCATATACAATCATAAATGGCCCTGTTAAATCCTTAATAGGTGGCGCAGGAGATATTGGCGCAGGAGGCATTTTCAATCAGCCCCTAATACAGGATAGCGTATTAGCGCCTATAACAATAGGTGGAGGCAAAAAGAAAAAAGAAAAAAACGAATTAGAGTTAATGAAAGAGCGTATTGATAAACTCACTACGGCTTTAAAGATAATGGCTTTAGAGGCTATAAAAGCAAATAAAGCATTTACGCCTGACCCGAAAACTATTGAGTTGTTAAACCAACTTAATGAGCAATTAAGATTTGCTGAATCAATGGGAAGAGATCAAAGACCATTAGAGTGGGCTAAAGAATTGGCGGAAGGAGTAGAAAAAATAAAAGGGAAGGTTACTATTACCGGTGGCGGAATTTCATTTGTTGATGATCTTGAAAAATTACAATCTATTGACAGGGCAAAGGCAGCAGCTCCATTATTAGAGTTCGGTGAATTACTTGAGAAACTTGCCAAAGCAGATGCAAAAGGACAAAAAGATTTAACACAGGTTTATTCTAATGAGATTCAGAAACGGTTAGAAAAGACTGAGCAAGCAAAAGAGGCGTTCATGGCTGCAATTGCTACGATGCAGCAAAATGCTCAGGTATTAGGTGAAATATTTGGGGAGGAATTTGGAAACTTATTTAGTGAACTTACAACCACTTTAGAGGATTTTGTCATAAATGGTCAGGTAGGCTTTGAGCAATTGGCTCAGGTTGCTGTTGCATCGGTTCGGGCAATTAATGAATCATATCAGCAAGGAACTGCTATCAGGATTGAACAGTTACAACTTGAAAAACAGGCTCAAATTGATATTGCAGGAACAAATAAAGATGCAAGGCTAAATATCGAGAAAGAGTATAACGATAAAATCCGTGCAGAGAAAACAAAGCAGGCGCGTTTAGATAAAACAGCAGCAGTATTTGAGATTGCAATTAATACAGCCGTTGCCGTTTCTAAACTTACAGCACAGACAGGATTATTAGGCATACCATTAATCCCTATTATTATAGGCTTAGGGCTTGCTCAGATAGCCGCAGTACTTGCAAGACCGATTCCACAATTCAGGCATGGTACTCAATCGGCTCCCGGTGGTTTAGCAGAGGTTGCAGAAGATGGTGCAGAGGCTATTATATCTCCAAAAGGTCACATGAGAATCGCCCATAAAAGGCAGATAACATTTGTTGAACGTGGTTCAAAAGTATTAACAGCATCACAAACTAAAAAGATGATGGAAATGCAGGAAATTGATAGAGTGGTTGTTCTGCATGGTAAACTTTCAGCATCATTACATGAACGTAAACGTAACGAAGCAGTTCAGACTATGGCTTTAGCTTTCAAATCGAGTAGAGTAGATGCAAGCGAAATAGGCGATGCAGTAGGTAGCCGAATTGCTCAAATGCCTTTTGGAATAACCAATTTTGATGAAAATGGGGTAACGAAATTTATACGCAAAGGAAATACAACTACTAAAATATTAAACGATAGATATTCACTCAAAAAGTAATGGCTTGTTTTTACTTTAAATATACTCCAGAAACCGGATCGCCTTTATACTTAGAGGATGAGCCTATTTCATGGGATAAAGTTCAGATACGATTGAAACGTGATCGTGACTGGCATGGGGTAAATTACGAGTACACGGATGGAGATATTTCTTTAGAGTTTGATTGTCTTGCCGGATCTGATTTCATTGAGCAGATTTACCAATCACAGGGTGGTGATGGGTATATTGGTTTTGAATTCGGATATTTTGATGGGGTTACTGAGATACCTGAATTTGTCGGTAAAATTAATCTTGCAACACGGAAGCTATTAGCAAATTACCGCATAAGCGCAATGATTGAGCGTGACGGTCTGCATGACTTAATAAAAACAAGATGGGGAACGAAAGCGGATTTATTTAGTAGTGTCAGTATTGATGGTGACACAATAAGCGCACCTGCGCCATTAGAATTAGGTCTACACTCAAAAGTATTGGTTAATAACTTCAATAAGGTCACTAATATTGATGGTTCGCTTTCATTTCAACCATTTTTAGGCGATCAAAAGCATGATATTTGGTTTGTGTTTGATACTATTCCAGACAGTCAAACTGATAGCAATATTGATGCAACTATTGGTTCAGGATTAGGGCCTACTGGCGATGATCCAGTTGCATCTGAATTAGCTTTACTATTTGATTTTAATTCACGTGGAACGATTGTATTTAATATTTCAGTTGCCTATGAGTTTAATATCAAATTAATGAGAAAACTGATTTCTGCAAAGCCTAAAATCGGAGATTGGTATTTAGATCATTGGTTAGAGATTCGGGATTTAGATGGTGTTCAAAAATCAATTCAAAGAATCGGTACTCAACAAAGCGGATTCCGTGACGGTCAGTTTCTGAATGATGCAGGCAGTGTACTTGCCTCTGCTTCAATTTCAAATTATACTATTGATTACGAATTTGGCGATAAGGTTTATGTTTATGCTCATTTCTATTTGGATGGGTATAATGCAGGATGGAAAGGCGTAGAGGCTTATATCAAGACTTATTCAACTGAATGGAGTATCGAGGCAGAAACATCAACGCCAGACAGTTCTGCAAAAGTAGTAATGATTCATGAGGCATTAACTCAATCAATTGCTTACATAACAGGGCAAAACGATGCTGTTTATAGTGACTTTTTTGGGCGTACTGACTTAGGATATGCAGCTACCGGATGCGGTGCTTACAAGGCCTTAACAAACGGATTCCAGGTTAGAAAGTTTACACCTGAATTACAGCCTCCAAAACTTACACCGCAGGAAATATTAAAATCAGTTGATGGGATATTCTGCTTAGGGATGGGATATGAAACTATTTCAAGCGTAAACAAATTACGGATAGAGGATAGGGGATATTTCTATCAGGATGTTGAGATTATGGAAATTTCAACTATTGGAGATTATAAAGAGGAAGTTGCTAATGATAAGATTCATAATTCGGTGCAAGTTGGTTATACGAAATATCTTGATGAAGGGTTGCGCTTATTGGATGAATATAATACCGAGCATCAATATACAACCCCGATTAAAAATGGGGACAATCCTTTAGACTTAAGAAGCCCATTAATTGCATCCGGTTATGCTTTGGAATTAACACGGAGGTATCAATATGCGGACACTCCAAAAGATTCTACTAAGTACGATGATGATGGTTTTATAATTGCAGTTATTCCGCAAAGCATGGGGCCAGTATCAGGGACATTCGTTAATGATGTAGGGGCTTATATCCTGTATTCGGGCACTTTGTCGATGGTATTAAAATCGGGTGACCTGATTCGAATTGCAGGAACTATTGATAATGATGGAGATTATTATGTGATGGCAGACCCTGCTGATAATAAAATCTATTTAGGAGTTGCTTTAGTAATTGCCGAATCAGCTACATTTACGATTGAGAATTTAACAAGACCGTACACGGCTGAAAAGGATGCAGCGTTTACAACAGTAACAGGAGTTGTAAGTCCTGAAACATCATACAATTTAAGGCATACTCCTAAACGGAACTTATTAAATCATGCGAAATGGCTAAATGGTGGGCTTTACTATAAAAATGCAGGTGAATTAGTTCGTAATACTTTTGTTAAGCAAAACGGAGATTTAGAAACTCAATTAGATACAGCCGAATCATGCCCATTAGGGGATATTAACTATGATTTATTGCAAGAAAAAGCAAATGTAGCTTTGGCAGAATTTCAGGAAAAAGATTTTTATTTTATCCCTGAGTATATTTCTTTTAAAGCCCGGGTTAATATGGTCGATATTCGCTTTATCAGAGATTGCATGACCGGGCAGAATTTAACGGGGCAGAATTATGGATATATCACAACACGGAATCAGGCAGGCGATTATGTTCAATCATGGATTTATGATATGACCTACAACCCGAATACCGAGGAGGTAGATTTTGTATGTTTAAAAAAGGATGTAATACCATTTACTCCGGTTCCTGCTTTGGTTTGCTCAGATTATGCAGATTACACTTTTGCTATGTTTGAGGCATTGCCTGATTTGAGTATTGATATAGAACAATGTAGATTTATTAACTTTAACTAAAATGGCAGTATCATACATATTATCTACGGATAAACTTCAATCGGGGTTCAGGGCAAAGTATAATTTGTCGGTTGCTGAAATCATTACCTTATTTACCGATAATGGTGATGGAACGGTTACGGCTACTCAGTTCGATTCAACTACACTACCAATTGATTTGACTGTCAGTTTCTTTACAAAAGCCGAAATAATGGCTTTATTGGCTGATATTACTCCGAGTGTAGTTAAGTATGAATATGAATATACAGAAGCAGATTTGATTGAGGATGGCGCAGGAACAGGGAATTATTATCTGCCATATTTAACGCCATTAGGGGCAGCTATTCCAGATGGGATTCGGCCTTATTCAATTACATCATTGCAAGGCACACATGAATATCCGGTTCCTGCTTTATTGGAAAACGATAATGCATGGACTGAGCCACGTATTTACGGATTTAATAATTCAACACAAACAATAACTATATTTGCTATATGAAAAAGCTATTATACATCATTCTATTACTCCCTTTATGGGCAACGGCACAAACTAACGGCACGATTCAAAAGACTGCTTCAAGTGGTACTATTCGGGGCTCGTTTGGCTCATTGGGGCTTGACACATTACCACGCGTTACAGGCGCATTAGTTGATGGGTATATATTAAAATACCATGCAGCGACTAATAAATGGTATGCAAGTCCGGATCCTACTTTAGTTGGACTTCAAGACAGCTTGACTAAAAAAGCAAACAGAACCTTTGACAATGTGGCGAGCGGGGCGATAGCTAAGTCTAAGGCTGATACTTCGGCAAATGGACTTCAAACGGTTTCAAACTTCTTTCCAAAGGGAGATACAAGGTATTTGAAAAGTGTTAATATTTCAGGAACCAATAAAACAATGCCTGTATTTACAGGAACGAATACTATCGGAAATAGCACTATCCGTTACGGATCAGTGGGCGAGATCCACTTCAACAACCCTACGGATGAATGGCCTACTGCAAACTTGGCAAGAGATTCCAACCGTATAATCATGGCTGGGGGGAATGGAAAACTACCTGTTTTAACTCTTTACAATACATCTACTCCCGCCCCGGGAAACTTCTCTGAACTAGTTCTTGCCGCTAAAACCAGCGCGGGGGCTAACATGGCGGCACTCGGAGCATTAAAGGGAATTTCTGAAGATGGAACGACCATTAACGGGGGTTTAATGGTTAGAACCTCAAATTCTGTTCTTGGAGATCAGGATGCAGTTTATATTGGAAGTGATAGAACATTGACAGGGTACGGCTCAATTCACGGATCAAGTGCTATCGCAGATCACCCTGTCCCATTTAAAATCAATAATACAGGCCTTGGTGATGGTATTTATGTAAGTGTTGGTAAAACATTGAACTATAATTTCGGTAACAATGCGGATTCGGATGGATGGATTAATTACAGGGGCTACAATAATGGTACGACAAGATTTAGGGGATTTCACATAGCTAACGGTAAAGAACAGGATATAGCTTTCTTTGATGGCCCTTCAAGAGAGACTTTACTTTATGGGAATCTATTTTTAGATAATACACCTGCCGGAGCGATAACCGATAGTTTGATTGTTAAAAACGCAGCCGATAACTTTGTAAAAAGAATTGCTCCTGCCACAAGTTCCAACACTGCAAGTACGGTTATGGCAAGGGACGCTTCAGGGGATTTCAGTGCATCAGCAATAACATTATCAAGTGCTGTTCTCCCAATTAACGCTACTAATACTACACAAAGAGAATTGGGCAGATTTAATACTTCGCTAAACGGAGGATTTTTTAGATTGCAATCAAGTGGAGTTGACAGAGGCTATATTGGTAACGGTGCAGGTGTAAGCGGTGATCCTGAAACGTCTTTCGGTATAAGGTCGGAGGCAGATTTAATTTTAATGGCAGGTGGTAGTAATATAGTTGGTAGGGTTACATCATCTGGTATAGCGGTTACGGGGAATATTAGTGCCTCTAACCTTGCATCAGGAACATATACACCGACTTTGACGAATGGGTCTAATGTTTCAAGTTCAACCGCTGGAACTGGTTCTTATATTCGTATAGGCAATCAGGTAACTGGGTATGTGGACTTTATAGCTACTGGATCATCGACCGCTTTGGGCGATATAGGTGTATCATTGCCTATTGCGTCAAACTTTGATTCAAGTACAGATGTTTCAGGATCATTGGGGATACCAAGGACAGGCGAATCAACAACGTCAAACGGGGTCGCTGCCTTAAATGCAGATACTACTAATGATAGATTTGCTGTCGTCCCAAGTTTAGTAAGTGGATCACCATTAACTTATAGGTTTCACTTTCAGTATACTATAAAATAAGCACCGTAATTATGAAAAAAGAATTAGGAGACCATATAGGGAAAAAGAAAGGTTGGGTTTGGTATGAATTAGCGGAATTGGCTATATTAGCTATAAGGAAATTTTTTAAATCAAAGAAGAAATAATGACCTCAACACCTACTATGCTTGAATTAGGCAATCTATTTATAATTGTCGGTCTGCCTCTGATTGCGGCACTCATTGGCTTCCTTTCATACATCAGAGGGCATTTTGGGCATTTAGAAAAACTAAGGGAAACAAAGGAAAGGGAAGCAAATCAGAACAGGGAGATGTATATCAAAATGGTAGTTCAGAATACTATCAATGTCGAAATTAAAGAGATTCACGATATGATTAATGAACTCGGAAAACGCATTGATAAACTTTTTGAATTACTAAAATATGATAGATCAAATTAAACGAATGAACGACAATATCGAAAAAGTTGTTGAGATTATAGTTAAGGTTAAAGCTGAAAATGCAGACCTGAAAGCGGAGAACGAGAGATTGAAAGAGGAAATACAGATGCTTTTAAATGAGTTGAATAAATGAACAACGGACAATTAACAACTAACTTCCACATCAGGGAGTTTAAATGCAAAGATGGGGCTAAAGTACCAGATGAACTATTTGATAATGTAAAGCTATTGGCTAAGCAATTACAGATACTTCGTGACTTTATCGGTATTCCTATTCACTTGAATAGTGCGTACCGTACAGAGGCTTATAATGATCGGATAGGCGGCAGTCCTAAAAGTCAGCATAAATTAGCAAAGGCGGCTGATATGGTGACTTCAAAATATACTCCTAAGCAATTAGCTTCAATAATTAAAAAACTGATTAAAGAGGGTAAAATGATGCAGGGTGGCGTTGGTGTATATCCGAGCTTTGTTCATTATGATATTCGAGGTACAGAGGCAAGGTGGTAAAAATTAAATTATAAACAGTAGCCTGGTGATTCACATAGAACAGCGCTCGGCTCATTTTAAACTTAAATAACAATGGCAAAAAAAGTAATTTCAAAGCAGTTCTCTTTAAAGTGGAGAGATGTTGTAAGAGGGTTTATCTTAGCGGTATTAACCCCAGCATTGCTAATCATTCAGCAATCTCTTGAGGCTGGCTCTCTGACATTTAATTGGCATCAGATTGGCATGGCTGCGGTTGCAGGTGGCGGTGCTTATCTAATCAAGAACTTCTTAGAACCAACTAAGGCAATCGAAAAGCTGTAATGGAAGGCTGGCAAATGACATTAATATTCATGCTGTGCTGCATTGTAGGTGGTATTATTTATCTGTGGAATAGATCGGAAAAGTAAAAAGCCCGAACTTGTTAATCACATTTCGCAAAATATTAACGTCAAGATGTTTTGAAGTTAATATCGCATATACAAACTAAATGGCTGTATATGCGATATAAGGTTTCGGTTAGCCATTAGTTATAATCCATTTAGATACTGCTGAACCCGTGTCCAGAAAATTGACTGAAATTGCGGTATCCCAGTCAATCGTTTTATATGCAGACAACTGATTTTGGCACTTTCAATAGATATTTCACGCCTCTGTTCATTTGTTGTCATAATGCTTTTATCATCTTCGCCAATCAAATATACTATCTGATGAGCTTGATGTTCGCTGATAAGTCCTTCAGCAATTTCTTTTACTTTTTCGTCTGTGATTTCTGACATACTATTTTGTTTTAATTGTTAAAACATAAACGGCTCATAACCGCACCTATGCAAACCGTTACAACTCCTACCACGCCTTTAATATAGCTTCCTTTGTCTGCTTATAGATGAATAATCCTAATCCGATAAAAGGAGCTAATGTCAGGCAGATAACTGTCAGGCAGGCTATAAATTCGAGTGATTTCATGGTTTAAAATATCGTTTTAAAATTTCAATTTCTTCATTGTTCAGGAACTCCGAATGAGCTGATAGAAAGTAATCAATACCATAATCTTTTATATCAAGAGTCGAATACATTTCAACATGATCATGGTAATGCCTGTCTGAATTGATTACCGTAGCATGGTTTGAATCATATATGATTATTCCTCCATATTTCTCCCAATGCCATAGACAGCGAGTAAGACAGTTTACTGATTTCATAATATTCTATCTTTTAATATTCAAATCTACAAACAAAAATCATAAATGCAATAAAAAAGTTAAAATAATTTGAGCAATAATATTAAAATTGTTTCTTATATTTGCAATAAATCAAAACTATATGAAACCACTAAGAAGAAAAATATCCGAAATGAAGTCCATTAGAGACCAAGAGGTAAAACTACTCTATAAAAGATTAATGGCGATTGAAGGAAGTCAAAGAACAGCAGTCTGTGAATACATTGCTAAAGAATTATCTGGAGATGTTTATGGCAATATCTCTTATTCTACTGTAATAAGAATTACTAAAAATGTTTAATTTGTGACAATTCTATGACAAAAGTATTAATAGTTAGTATTACATTTGAATATGCAATTCAATGAAGGGTTGCTTAAAACTTGCGAAAATGAATACTCAAATCGAAAAATTAGAAAATGGTCAATTTAACTTACAGGAAGAGTTTGAATATAATGGAGTTAAATTCACAGCTAAAAGCTGGGGTAAAGGAAGCACATCAAATTCTTATCACATTGTCAACGGTGTTATTAATGGAGTTGAAAGAACATTTACAAGCACTACGAGAAAACAGGCTAAGGATATGTTTAAGAAAGCTGTACGTAAATCAACGAGATAAACCATTCCACAGTTCCGCAAGTCTGCGGAATCTGCCACTCCAACGCTCAAAAGGCTTGGAGTTTTGGCAGTACAGAGCAATGGAGTTCTGTGTAAAAAACTTGCATTATGAAACTACTTCAAAAAATCGACTGGCTAACAATTGTACTGGGTGCGATTGTCGGAGCTTATGTATTCGGTTCAATCATTTACGGGTTAATTGATAATTTTTAATCATGGACAATTTAATCTTAGGAAACAGACATTCAGGTTACGTGCCTGACTCATACTACGACCGCTCAGAGGATGCGGAGGTAAAGATGGAAACTTGCCCTGATTGTTACGGCGATGGTACAATTGATTACTCATTTTGCTGTGATAAACCTATATGGAATGGTATCTGTTCAGGCTGCAATAAACCAACAGAGGAATTTGAAACCGATAAATGCAGCAAATGCGATGGAAGTGGGGAGGTGGAAGTATGAGTATCGAACTACCAAAAACAGACTTTACCAAAACAGTTGAGGTAAACGTCTACGATGCTAAGGTATTCTTAGGAAAGATTCAAACTCAGATTGATTTCTTTGAGCAAATTGTTGAAAGACCGAATGAAGCTGAACACTGGAAGTCAATTTTAAAATCAGCAGAGGAATTGTTAAACGTAAAATTTAAGTGAAATGACAGATAGACAATGGCAATTGGTTATAAATAAGTGTAGAAAAGCAGGTGACGAACATTTAAGACTACTTAGAATCGCAGAAAAGGAGTATATAAGAAGATATGGTAATCACCCTTCAGATGTTGATGATGATTGGTGGATTGATGCGCTACATTATTGTACAGGTGATACAGATTTGAAAGAAATAAAGTCAAGTGCTGAAAATCGCAATGACAGATAAATTAGAACCAGTAACCATAAAGTTTATACCATGACCAGAGAAGAACTACACGAACTCGTAGACATTGTAATGGATGCGATTAGCAGAGGAGTTGAGATAGGATTATCAATAAGAAGTAACAATAAAGTGTCTGTAAGAGGATGGTTTAAAACTTATAATTCAGAAAGATACCCCACCTTCACCGACTTCACAAAAGCAGTACAGGGGTATATTAAAACACTTGAAAAATGAAATGGTATATAGGACAGCCGATAGTGGCGATAAGAAATAGCAAAAGTGGCGACGTTGTAAAAGGCAAAGATTATGTCATTAAGGCAATAATAACTCCTGAGTGCAATTGTAAAGAATTAGGGTTTGATATTGGCATAAAAAGTAATTCTATAAAAAGTGTATGCGCTGATTGTGGGCTAAGCTTTTTTAACCTAAGTGGATTTCTTTACAAGGGTGAAACCATGTTTGCACCACTTGACCAAGACATTTCAGAATTAACTGAGATATTGAAACAACCGTTAACTAAAACTTTGGAAACTAAATAATTAAAACTATGAGAATAAATTTCACAATATCACACACAAAGTATTCATTGGATGCAGATGGAAGTCAATATACTTTAATTAGACACAGTTCTAATCAGGACAAAAAGTCTGCAAACTTTGGTAAGCCTACTGAAACACAGATAGGGTATTACAGTCAAGTAAATCACGCTTTGAATAGAGCCGTAAAAGATGAATTAGGCAGTCAGCCCGATGAAGTTAGCCTGAAAGAGTTTTTAGAGCGTTACGAGTCATCTATGGAAGCTATAAGCATACAATTAGGAGGTAAATAACATGAAACCACAACCACGCACAGCCTATTCGATTAATCGTGATGGCAAATTAGTACAGGCGAACGGATTTAAACAACCTGAGCCGACAATATCAATGAATAAGCCTAATTTATGGATGCATAGCATTGAGCGAACCGATGCAGCAAATCCGATTCAGGGATTTGTAATATTCGGAGTAATGATTTTATTGGTTGGATTGGTATTAGTATTTGTGAGATGAATTATTTAAGAATCAGCAATGCCGGCTTAATATGCGCCGAAGACTTGACATTAATAGGGTCAAGTACAAAACGTGAACAATCTGGCAAAATCGGGATGTTTGGATCTGGGTGGAAATATGCTCTTTCATGGTTAATCAGGAATGATTGTTCACCACGAATATTTTCAGGCAAAAACGAAATAACTATCGACTGTACTGTAAGATTGCACAGAGATAATCCGGTTCAGGTTATTACCGTAAATGGGATTGAAACTTCATTAACTACTCAGATGGGGCCAAAATGGAATGGCTGGATGGCACTAAGGGAAGTTATCAGTAATGCAATTGATGAGGGAGGTAATGCTTTAAATAGCGTTTGGATGCCAGAATTTTCAGGAGTTGAGGGTGAAACAGTGATTTACATTCCCATGAATGTTGAATTATCAGAAGTTATGATGAAATATGACAGGTATTTTTCATTCAACAGAAAGGCAAATTACGAAAGTAAATATGGTAGAATTTTCGTAAAGAAAGAAGAATCAGAAATGAATGTTTATCGAAAGGGTATTAGATGCTTTGATACTCAATCTGTTTCAATTCTTGATTTTGATTTGTTTGATGTAGATATTAACGAAGATAGGATTGCAAATGAGTACGGAATCAGAGCAGAGGTTAGAAACATCGTTAATGAAAATGAAGACCCGATTTTATTGAAAATGATAATAAATGAAGGTGTAGGATATTTGCCATATTCAATTAATGATAAAACACTTATCTGTATAAAATCGCTAATCAATCAGGGTGAAACATTTATTACAAGTACGTTAATTAAAATGGGTGGGATGCTTTTTTCAAGTCCAGATTCATTAATAATACCGAGTGATTGGTATAAGACATTAACAGATTTAGGGCTAATAGCTAATCCATTTGAAATGCTTGATAACAATGTGCCATTTATGAGAACAGATAGTAAAGACTGTTCCGGCATAGCATATTATTTAAAAGGATTTAATCTTAATATGCCTATTCAGTCAGGGGCCTGTGAGCCGGATGTCTTTTTTAAGGCTGGAACAGCTTACGTAAAGCAGGATTCAAAGTTAGATGATAAGTCACTTGCTTGTGCTATTTTAGCAAGAATGAAAGCTAATGACTGGGCTTGGTTTTTAAAATAATATATTATGAACGTGAACAACCCCGAATCCAACCGCACCTTCTGGGTAATTATGCTTGCCTGTATAATTCTTGTTACGGTATTCCTTTGCGAGATATTTGTGAGGTTTTATTTGCAGATATCATAAATGTTTATTAATTTACAATATAAGTTAGTCATGTGCGTGACATCAAGTAACTTAAAGAAATTGCCCCGAGCTGGGTGCGCACACATTTGGCGGAGGGCTCAATAATTATCATGGCAGATGCCAAAAAACCAAACCTACCAGCGATTGTAAAGGACTTGGGATTATCCGTAAAAATGGATAGCCTAAACGCTTTACTAAATACCGCTCCGCCTAAGTCATGGCTCAAAGAACACAAAGGCAATACTTACCAGCCTATTGAGCGCGTTAAAAACAACCTTGTTACCATATTTCAGGATTACGATTGGGAAATTAAAAACTGTTCAATTATGGCTAATTCAATTTTAGTCTATGGAACGCTTTCGATTGTAAACCCGATTACTGGACGCATTCGTAATTTGTCAGGCGTTGGTGCTTGGCCTATTCAACTTAAGTCAGGTTCTAAACCTTTAGAGATTGAAAACATTATTCAGGATGCTATCCAAAAGAACGCTCCGGCTGCAGAATCTTTAGCACTTAAAAACGCAGCTTCAAAGTTAGGTAAGTTGTTTACCGATGGCGGATCTGATGTTGAGTTTACAGGAATGTATTCTAAAGACGTTCCTATGGATGATATTAAAGCCTCTCAACAATGATAATCACAGGACAACAAAACGAAAACCAGCGTACGCCTGAATGGATTCAGTCGCGTATGGGGCGGTTCTCTTGCAGTCAATTGCATAGATTAATGACAGAACCGAAAAGCAAAGCTGATAAAGAGGCCGGTAAACTATCCGATGGAGCCATTACCTACGTAATGGAATGTATAGCCGAAAAGCTGACTGGGAAACCTGCCAAAGATGATTTCACAAGTAAGTACACCGATTGGGGTGTAATGCATGAGCCTATCGCAATCGGGATATATGAGGAGGTTTTCGGATGCAAAGTAACGCAGTCAGGATATATCCCATACGGTGAAAATTTCGGGGGTAGTCCAGATGGCTTAATAGATGAGTCAGGTGGCATTGAAATTAAGTGCCCTTATACAATTACCGCCCATTTAGTACACTCCATTACAAAAGACTTAAAAGCGGATTACAAAGAATGTTACTGGCAGATTATTGGATATATGATAATTACGGGACGCGATTGGTTTGATTTTGTTTCCTATCATCCTGAATATCCCGGTAAGTTTCAATTTAAGCGGATTCGAATTGAGCGCAGTCAGGTAATGGCAGACATTGAACAAGCCGAAATAAAAATCAAGCAATCAACTGAATATTTAAACCTAATTTTAAGCTCAATTTAATGGCAAACAAACCTATGCACGGGTCAATATGCATGACCGATTTAAGCGAAGCGTTCAAAAAGAATCATACCGCTTTCAACAAGTCCGAAAAGAACGGCAAACTGTACGCAAATATTGCGGTCTGGATGAATGATGAACCCGATCAGTACGGTAATATCCTTTCGTTTCAATTGAACAGTAAAAAGGATGCAACTGATGATAAGGTCTATTTTGGGAACGCTAAACTTCCTGATGGGGTGAAAGTTGAACCGAAAAAAGCTGATACCGAGGATGATTCAGGATTGCCCTTTTAATTAACCACACCCGGCTAACTACCGGGTTAAAACTTGACTTGATGGAAAATACTCACGAAATACAAACTGCTTTAATATACTTTATCCAATCTAAGCCAGAAGGTAGTGCGTTACGGGATATTGCCATAAGGACATTGAAGGATTTGAACGCTAAAATACCAAAAACAGAAATGGTAAGAACATATCAGCCAACTACAATACGAACTATAAGGCATAACCGTAAAAGGGTACATACTGAAAGGATTTTACCAATGATACTTTATAAAAACTTAAGACATTGTAAAAGTTATGTTTAACCTAAAACAAGCCCTATCAAATCCAATATGGGTTAATCACAAGATTGGTAATACCTACTCAATGGATGGCATGAATGGTTGGAAAATAGCCTATTATCCTATCTTTGAGAACGGTAAGACCGGAGAGCAATACTCGGAACCGAGGGCATTAATTGAACGACCTATAAACGGAGGTATTGACTTTAGGGAGGTTCCATTAAGATATTTAAGCTATGTTTAACCACTTACACCAGCGCATAATCCTCCGCAAACTCCGGGGCAAGTCCCTAAAAGGATTTGATTTGAGTGAGGTTTGTGTTGCTTTTATTAATTATTATACAAGATGAAAAGAGTGATTATTGAAAGCCCTTACGCTGGCGACATTGAACGAAATATAGCATATGCAAGAATGTGCATGAAAGATAGCTTTAATCGTGGTGAAGCACCATTTGCAAGTCATTTGCTTTATACACAGGAAGGTATATTAAATGATGGAGTAAAGCATGAAAGAGATCTTGGTATCGATGCCGGTTTAGAATGGGGTAAATTAGCTAAATTGACTGCAGTTTATATTGATTATGGAATTACATCTGGCATGCAATACGGTATTGAAAATGCTTATAGGAATGATAGGGTTGTTGAATTTAGAAAAATATTATGATAAATAAAATATATCACGGCGACTGCTTAGAAATAATGCCATTAATTCCAGATCGAAGTGTCGACATGATATTTTGTGATTTGCCGTATGGCACGACTAATTTTAAATGGGATGTTTTAATACCATTTGAGCCTTTATTTAAAGAATATAACAGATTAATAAAAGATCACGGCGCTATGGTTTTTACTGCACAACAGCCATTTGCTACAGACCTTATAAACGCAAATAGAAAATATTTTAGATATGAAATAATATGGCAAAAAAATCAAAAACTTGGTTTTACTAATGCAAATAAAATGCCATTAAGGGGTCATGAAAATATACTTATTTTTTATAAAAAACTACCTATATACAACCCCCAAAAGTCTTTTTTAGGTCAGCAAAGTTGGGGAAGAGTTAGAAAAGGTAAAATTGGATTAAATTATAAAGGTTACTCTGAATTTGAAAAAGAAGGGTATCAATATACTGATACTGGATTTAGACATCCTTCTTCGATAATTAACATTACTAATTGGAATGGTGCATTATTTGGGAAAAATGAAAAATCGCAGGAACATGGCACACATAAACCGGTTGACCTATTAAGATATTTAATCTTGACATATACAAATAATGGTGATACTGTTTTAGATAATTGTATTGGGTCTGGTACAACTGCTGAAGCATGTATATTAGAGGGAAGGAATTTCATAGGTATTGAGATGGACGAAAAATTTTATAAAAATAGCATAGAAAGAATTAAAGGTGTTAAAAAAAGAATCGAATCTCAATTATTTAAACCATCCGAATTAAATCAAACTAAACTTTTCTAATGCCAATAAAACGCATCAAAACCAACGGACAAGGGGATGCAGTAAACAACCCCGAAATCCGATCAAAGTCCAAACCTAAGCCATACCGTGAACCTGACTTTATCCGTAAATACAGATTAGACCGTGAGCGGTGGTTTTGGCAAAAGTACCCTGAGCAAAGGGCATGGATTGAGGAGTTTGTGGCTGAGATGAAGAGAAACTGGAATATTCAAGATAAAAGGAAATGAAAAAAATAGACTACACCGATCCCTTAAGCCAATACCGATCTGGCAAGACCGCTAAGGTAGTAACGGAACAGGAACTCAAAACCAAACGAGCTAAACATGAATGGAGCATCCAGCTTCAATTCTGCAAGCACATTAAACTGCAATACCCTGATTTACTATTCAGATCTGATATTCAATCCGCTGGTAAGCTATCAGGAAGTATGCAGAATATTACCAGCATTTTAGATCCGTTTAAATCGTGGCCGGATGTGCAGATTTATAAGCCTAACGATAAGTATATTGGGCTACATATCGAATTAAAGCGTCTGGATTCAGGAACGTTCTTAAAAGATGGTAGTCTATCTAAGTCTAAGCACGTTCAGCAACAGGCTGAAATGCACTCTAAACTTAGATCGCTCGGGTATAAAGTCGAGTTCGCTGAAGGGCTGGATCAGGCGGTAAAAGTCTTGGAAAGTTATTTGAATTTAGAATAAAAAATAGTAAATTGCAGTTAGAAATTAAACCCATTGCATTTGATTAGGGACTTATGCAGATGGACAAAATAACTTTTATGTCTGAGTAGTATCCCTAATACTTCCAGACCTTTATAAAAAATGGACATTACTTGTCAAAGATGCGGATTAGTCAATGATTACGCAGAACGCCAATCAGGCCCTCACACAACTGCATACTGTAATGGATGCGGAAATTACATTAAACATCTTCCAAAGAACGAACCGATAAAGCTATATTTCGGGAAATACAAGGATAGGGAACTTTCATCTATGACATCAGATGAAGAGTTGAAATATCTAATCTGGCTTTCTCAGGCCCCGGGTCTTAAAGCAAAATTAAAAACTGCAATTGATAATCATATCAAGCGGTCATAATGCTTAAGAAAACCGATTTAGGAAAATGCAAAAAGCTATTAGATAGCGGTTTGTCATTGGTTTGCATTGGAGATAAAAAGATTCCAAATTTTCCATGGAAGATACGCCAAACTGAGGCATATACAAAGGAGCAATTTGAAAAGGACTGGTCTTATGCCGGTGGTATAATTAAAAAGGATGGTTCTGAAATACCGGCAACCGGTGGAGTTGGGATTGTTACCGGTTATAATGGAATTGAGGTTTTTGATATTGACCTTAAAATATTTGCATCCTTAAAAGAGCAGCAGGATTTTTGGAATGAGTATGTGAAGTTCCTTTCTGATAATATCAATGATTTTGATGATAAATTTGTTATTTACAAAACCGTTAATAACGGTTATCATATAATTTACCGGTGCGCAAAAATTGGAGGCAATGAAAAGGTTGCTAAACTAAAAGGACATAACGAAGCTATAATTGAAACAAGGGGGGTTGGCGGGTATGTTTTCATCTATGAAAATCAGGTATCGAAGAAAAGCTATTATGAAATTCAGGAAATATCAGAACTTGATCGGGATGTATTATTTTCAGTAAGCAGGTTTTATAATTACATTGAGGAAAAAGATCAGGTAATTCCAGAGGCACATAAAAAGTTTGACGTTCCGGCTATTGAAGTACCTACATGGGTAGACTATAATAATAAAACGAATATTACAGATGTATTAGGTAATGAGTTTACTATCATTCGTAACCTATCTGATAAATATGTAATTCGTAGGGAAGGTGCAACAAGTCCTCATTCGGGGTATATTTATAAAAACTCAGGTTGTATGTACCTGTTTACAACCGGTACTATTTACCCAAACGAAAAATTACTAAGTGCTTTTTCTGTCTATACCTATAAATTCCATAATGGAAATTTTTCACAAGCTGCAAAAGACCTGTATCAAAAGGGATTTGGGAGCCGGTTAATTAAGCCGGTACAGGAATTAAAAGAAAAGATTGAAGTCAACAAAGCTGATTTAGTATTTCCGATTGAGGTATTCCCCCAAGAAATACAGGCATATATGATTCTTTGTCAAAAAACACTTGACAGTTCAATTGATTATATGGGATGCTCATTTCTTTGGGTACTATCTATTATTACAGGTAATGCAATTAAATGTCAGGTTAAAACCGGATGGATTGAAAATAGTACTGTTTGGTTTTCTGTAGTTGGAAAAGCTGGGATCGGAAAAACACCTTCAATATCTAATATTATAGATCCGCTTCAAAAAGTAAATAGCCGTGAACAGAAAAAATACATAAAGCATAATGAGAAATATCAGGAATACATGGCTCTAGATAAAAAAGACCGTGTAAATACTGAGGAGATTAAAAAGCCTCGCAAAACTCAGTTTATTGCTAATGATATTACTCTGGAGGCTTTGGTAGACTTGCACGAAGAAAATAAAAATGCTATCGGATTATTTAAAGATGAATTAGCAGGCTGGTTTAAGGACATGAATAAATATCGTGCAGGTTCGGATTTAGAATTTTGGCTCAGTACTTGGTCTGGGAAGTCAGTATTTTTAAATCGTAAAACTGCAAAATCTTCATTTGTTGAAAGCCCTTTAATTTCTGTTTTGGGTGGTATTCAGCCGGGAGTATTGGATTCGTTTTATACTGAAGAGAATAAAGACAATGGATTTATTGACCGTATGTTATTATGTTTTCCTGACTTATTAGTTGAAGAGTATAATGAGAATGAATTAAACCCGGGGATTTTGACATGGTATTCCGATTACGTAATTTCATTTTACGATACTGTTAAGGTTAAGGTACTTAAATTTAATAATGACGATGAAATTGAGCCGATTATAGCGAAGTTTTCAACTGATGCTAAGAAAGAATGGAAGCGAATATTCAACGACATTACAGGTCAGCAAAATAGCGATGAAGAGAATGAGTACATGAAGTCCATGCTACCAAAACAAAAGTCTTACATCCCACGATTTGCGCTTTTGATAAATACTCTTAATTGGTATAATTCAAATGGGTATTCCGATCTTGATGTAATTTCTAAGGAATCAATTCTTGCGGCTGAAAAACTATCTAAATACTTTATTGCCATGTCAAAAAAGATTAAGATTAATTCTGCCGAAGTGAACGATATTAAGAAGTACATCCGTAACAATGATAGTAAAACAAGCTATGAAAAGTTTAAAGAATTGTATGCAATTAACCCTGAAATTAATAAATCAGAACTTGCAGAGAAATTAGGCATCAGTCGCAAGACTTTATACCAATATATTGCAAAAAGTGTTACCTAAGTGTTACCCTAGGTAACACATTAAAAACTCATAACTCTTTGATAATTAAATATTTATAGAAAAGTGTTACCGGTAACAGTGTTACCCTACGAAAAAAGTAAAAAAAATATATTTTAATTTTACATTTATTAATTCAAAAAAGTGTTACCGGTAACACAATTAACTGAAAAAACGCATTAACGATATGAAAAACAAAGAAAATAAGTGTTACCCTATGAGTGTTACCGGTAACAGTATGGTAACACTTTTGCCGGATGAAGATTTGTCAAAATGCTGGTCAATTTTAGACGCCATGCAACCATCTGAAATCCTCGAACTATCCAGAATACCAGAGGACAGGCGAACGGTGTTTATCTCCTGCGCCAAACAATATTCAGACATCTACGGAACTGTCTGCTTTAATTCAGATTTTACTAAACTAAAGAAATTACACGAATGGAAACAACCCACCAACGCGCTCTGAGTAAGTTCGGAGAGAATGCACAAAAGGAAATGCTTATTGAGGAAATGGCCGAATTAACTCAAGCAATACTCAAAGATCGAAGAGGACGTGAAAGTAATATAGCGGAAGAGATTGCTGATGTTCAGATCGTTTTAGACCAAATCAAGTCATTACACCCAGACTGGATAAGCTGGGAGCAGGTGAAATTAAAAAGATTGGAGGAAATGTTATGAAATATCAAATCAGAGAAGTTGATTATCCACATAAAGGATATTTTGCAGAATTTAGAATGTTTTGGATGTGGTGGCCTATGCATATCTGTATGAGGAATACACGAGAAGAATGCGAAGCTATTATTGAACGCGATAAGAAAGCATGGATTTAAGCGATAAACAAAAATTTGCATTTCATCGGAATAATTGGGTAACTTTGTTTGAATAATCAATATTTTTCAAAGTGATATGGAAAACCAAAGAGGAGGCACACGTGTAGGCGCAGGGAGAAAGCCTAAGGCATCTGAAATAGAACTTATAGAGAGATTATCACCATTAGATGATATTGCCTTAGAAAGCCTTAAAAAAGGTGTACAAGCAGGAGACTATAATTTTATAAAACTATTCATGGAATACCGATACGGTAAACCTAAGCAGGATGTTAATCTATCAGGCAATCTTTATTTATCCGATGAGCCTATCATATTCGAATAATGGCTATCATAGTCAGACCTCAACCCGAATTTAAAATTCTTTACAACCTGCCAAAAGGCACAAACACGGTATGCTGCATCGGAGGCAGAGGCGGGAAAAAAACCTATGAGGTAAGTAAATGGGGGGCATATTCTGCAACTATTCAAAGAAAACGTATTGTCGTACTCAGAGATGAAAAAGAACTAATCAAAGAATCTATCTTAAATGAAATTTGGGAGCGTTACGAATCGGCTAATAAATCCGGTGCTTTGGATGCTCACTTTATCAAGAACGATACTGAATTAAAAGATCGTAAAACAGGTAAAACCTTGATTTATACCAAAGGATTCAGGGCATCATCAAACTCAAAAGCCGCAAACCTTAAAGGCCCATCCGACATTGACATTGCAATTATTGAGGAATTAGAGGATATTCGAGATCCCGAAAAGTTCAATACTTTTGTAGATGGGTTACGTAAGGATGGGTGTATAATTGTTTTCATGTTGAATACCCCAGATATTCAGCACTTCATAATCAAACGATATTTTAATTTGTTTCAGGTCGAAGATGGATATTACCGTTTAGAACCTAAAGAAATACCGGGATTTGTCTGTATTCAAACCAGTTTTGAAGATAATCCTTTTTTGCCTCAACACATCATTGATAATTACAATGGTTATGGCGACCCGAATCATCATCTTTATAATAAACATTACTACTTAACGGCAATCAAAGGTTATGCAAGTGCAGGGCGTAAAGGGCAAGTGCATACTAAAATCAAGCCGATTAAATTAGCTGATTATTTAGCCCTACCGTTTAAAGAGGTTTACGGACAGGATTTTGGTACTGCTGCGCCTGCTGCATTAACAGGTGTAAAATTTGATGGGAATAAGGCTTATTTCAGATTATTAAACTATCTGCCAAAGAATGTAAACCGCTTGGCTTTGCTTTATGCTGAGTTGGGGTTCACAAACAACGACAAAATTATTGCCGATAATGCGGACAGGAAAGCAATAGATAAATTAAATGAAGGTTTTGGGTTAGAGGATTTTGATGCAGAAACATTAAATAAATATCCACAATTACGCACTGGATTCTTTGTTGAGCGATGTGTAAAGGGGCCGGATAGTGTTACGGCTGGTATTGATGCAATGGATAGCATGGAACTTTATGCAGTAGAGGAGCATCAGGAACTATGGGATGAGATATTAAACAGGGTTTATGCAAAGGATAAATCAGGCGATTATACAAATTCACCGGCTCCGGGCTACGATCATGCTCTTGATTCTGTTATGTACGTGATTCAGGATAGAAGATTAGGCGACTACCAAATCAAACGCACAAACTAATGCATACGGTTATCCCATTGGGTAGAGGTTCTAAATGGAACAATAACGAGTTAAAATACTCTTTGAGGTCTGCCAACTATTCAGAATTATGGCTTGTGGGTGAAAAACCGGAGTGGATAAACTGCAATCATATTCCGCATCAGGATGGTGGCGCACCAACTTTAAACATTTGGAACAAAGTACGAAAAGCCTGTTTGAATCCAGAGGTATCAGATCCGTTCCTATTCGCCAATGATGACTATTTCTATTTACGGCCTATCCCAGAAGATTACCCATACTATTACGGGGATTTGAGAGGTAACAACACTTATAAGAAAATCGCTCATTACACAATGGCTATTTTGCGTAAAGCAGGCATGACTGATTATTTCTATGACGTTCACAGACCGATGATAATTCATAAAGAATTATTTCTTGCAGCTTATTCATACTTTGAGTTTCACTTAAAAATCGGTCATGGACTTGTGATGAAGTCCTGCTATGGTAATTTTGCAGAGGTTAATCCGGTTCATTGTGTTGATATTAAGTATGCTTATTGGGGTGGTGCGCCAGATGTTGATATGTTTTCAATCGGCGACGGGTGCATTGATTTGAGGTTTAAAGCCTATTGCAATCAGATGTGGCCTGATAAAAGTAAGTTTGAGAAATAAAGTTTGTGAATTAAGATACAAAGTGTTACATTAGCAGTCACGAATAAATGGTGTCATTAAAACTATTGCTTAACCTAAATTATAAGGATATGAAGAAACTGTAAATCGAGAAAGTTGTACACTTCGGGCGGTACACTCGCCAAAGGTCACTTAATTGTGGCCTTTGGCAGTAAAAGACATTTGATAAATGGCAAAACATAAACGAATCCCAGTAAATGTAACCGAAGAACAAGAGGTATTAATTCATAAATTAATGAAGATGGAGAACCGTAGCCGTGCTTATATTTCAACTATGGTTTTTGCAGATGGTTTAAAGTTGGTTACCGATAATATTTTCTTTCATTTAGCCGATGAACAAACCAAAGCCTAAACGTTTATGCGATGGTAAGAAACGGTATAATACTTCACGTGAGGCGCATATGTCATTGAATAAGCTATCTGATAGCAATAGGGATAAAGTACCGTGCAGGACTTATTTCTGCGACCTATGCAATCACTGGCACTTGACAAGTAAAGAAAATAGTTGGATATGAGTAAGAAAAAACGAAATAAGAAAAAAGAACCTATTGAGCAACTTGCGTGCATTTGCGACAAAGCACGCAAAATAGGTGGGTCTGTTCAATGGACTGGCGAAATTAACGATCAGGGCGGATTTATACTTGCCATAAATATACCTATATGAAACACGCCCAATATTACCGAAATATAGCAAACGGCATAGCACGGATTAATCAGTGTATTTTTGCCTGTAGATTACCAATGGTTGAAACAGGGACTCTTTACTCAAAGAGATTTAAGAAGGCGCCCCTGTTTAGTATGGATTCTCCAATAGGTGTTATTGATATACACGGAATTGATTTTATCACAAAGGAAAATATGCAGAAAGACGAGCCTTTGCCCGAATTTAATTCACACCAAGAATATACATTCTCATTCAAACTTGACAATCTCGATCAAGATACTATTGATAGTTTAAAAGAGTTATCTAAACCAGATGAATTTATTCATGGTATTGATGATTGTGGTTCACTATTTAGCGCAAATTAAAACAAAATGATAACACAAACATTCAAAGATATTTACACGCCAGAATTAGCAGATGGCGCAATTCTCAACACAGAGTATCACGGTTTCAGAGAGGACTATTTAATTCTGCATTGTTTGCTGAGGAAGTATCAGCCGAAATCGGTATGGGAATACGGATGTAATATGGGTACAGGAACAAAGATAATTTGTAATGCCGTTCCAAAAGCAAAGGTTTATAGCTTTGACTTACCGACCGAATTGGCTCACGTTTCGCTTCAACATCCTATATCAGAGGGAAAAGGCGATTCGGTTGGTCATAAATGCGATTTACCATTCGAGTTAGTCAGAGGGGATAGTTTGACATTTGATTTATCAGGCTATTCATGTGAGGCATACTATGTCGATGGCGAACACGACTATGAACACCCATACCGTGAAACTCTTAACCTGCTTCAACATAATCCGAAATTGGTAATTTACCACGATTCGGACATATCAGAGGTTTATAATGCAATTATTGACGGATTTAAAGGTCGTGATGATTATGAATTATTTAGAGTAACAGACACCCGAATTTGCTATGCAGTCAGAAAATAAAGAAATATTTAAAGACATTCCGGGATACGAAGGCTTATATCAGGTTAGCAATATCGGCAACGTAAAAGCATTACAGGTTAAAAAACTAAGAGGGCGTGGGTATCAGTTGCGCCCCGAAATTCTTTTAAAGCATAAAATAAAAGATCATGGGTATTTAGAGGTAGTTTTATGCAAGGATAATTCAAGGTACGGGGTTTGTATTCAGCGATTAGTAGCTATTACTTTTATACCAAACCCTGAAAATAAGCCCACGGTAAACCATAAAAATGGAATTAAAAACGACAATACTGTCAATAACCTTGAATGGGCAACTTTTAAAGAGCAAATAAATCATGCCGATAATACTGGATTAAGAAACATAAAAGGCGAAAATCATAAACTATCTAAGTTTTCCAATTCAGATATAAAGTTTATCCGTGAAAGTAATTTAACAGCAGTTGAATTAGCTAAACGGTTTAATGTTAACCGATCTTGTATTTTCAAAATCAAATCACGTTTAACATGGAGGCATGTAGCATGAAAGCTTTCATAATCATGTTCAACCGCCTAACATGGCCTCAAAAGCTATGTGCCGACCTCGAAAAAGCCGGATGCGAAGTTATATTAATTGATAATGGTTCAACTTATCCGCCATTATTGGAATGGTATAAAACCTGTCCTTACAAAGTTCACTACATTAAGAATCTCGGTAGCCGTTCACTTTGGCTTAGCGGAATAATCAATCAGTATTTAGACAGGTATTATATCGTAACTGACCACGATTTAGATATTTCAGAACTGCCAAACGATTGGGTTGAGGTATTAATGAAAGGCTTTGAAATTCAATCAATAACTAAATCTGGTTTATCATTGCAGATTGACGACTTACCAGACAACAAATTTGCAAATGAAGTAAAAGACTTTGAGAGCAGGTTTTGGGAAACTATGACAGGTGGATATTATTCAGCACCGATTGACACCACGCTTGCAATTTATGACCGTGAACGTATGAACGGAATACGATTCC